CCGCTTGGTCTGTTTGCCGCGCTTGTTGAACTGTGGCGTCGGCCGTGCCTTGCCGTGGTTGCGGCCGATCTCGAGCACGACCATCGGGCCGGCAGCGTTCGGGTAGATCCGCAGCTCGTGGTCCGACACGATGTCGTAGCGGCCACGGATCTGCACCGGCTTCTTGCGACGCCAGCCCGACATCGACTGGTCGCCCAGGTCACCCTGGACTGCTTCGTCGACGTCTTTCTTGGTTTCGCGACCGATCGCACCGAGACGGCGTCGGCCGGCCTCGCCGCTGAACTCGCGTTGCAACATGCCGAGTTTGCGTTCGAGGCCGGCGAGATCGGCCATGCCGGTCAGAAGGTGCCGTTGGAGACGGCGCCGGTCACCTGCAGCGATGCCGAGTATTCGACACGGCCGCCGACGGCGGTCGACACCGAGTACTGGGCGACGTAGACCGAGCCGGCGGTGCGGGCCTGTGTTGCGACGGAGCCGCCGGGGCCGAAGATGAAGCCGAGCAGCGAGCCCGCCGACTTGGCGGTGGTCAACTGGGTGTGGATGACGACGTCGTACGGGCCGGACATCGAGTAGGTGTCGCCGTCCTGCAGGCCCGGGATGTATCCCTTGCTGGTGGAGCCGAACGTCGACACGTCGAGCTGGTCGGTCGACTGCGGGAACGACAGACTGTCGGCGTACGACGACAGGTTCTGGAGTGCGCCTGCCGCGTTGGACAGGTAGAACGCGCTGGTGGTACCGGCTTTGAAGGCCATGGCTGTCTCCTAGGGGTGGTGGGTGGGAGATTCGGTCAGCGACGGGCGAAGCTGACGAGACGGGTGGCGCTACCGACGCCGACGACGGTGTCGACGATTCGCAGGTAGCGGTTGACGGTGGTGCCGGCAGCGATGACGAGGCGTTCGCTGGTGGTGCCGGTGACGGTGGCGAAGGTGCCGAGCGTCGCCCAGGTCGAGTTGTTCGTCGAGTGTTCGACGGTGATGGTGTCCGACGTCAGGCCGCTGTAGGCGGTGACGTGCAGGTGTGCGACGCCGCCGTTGCTGGACGACGCCCCGTTGTCGACCGAGGTGGACTGGGTGGTGGTGGTGATCGCAGTCGACGGATCGAGGACGACACCGGCGTCAACGCCGCCATCGCACTGGATCGACACGGCTGCGGTCACGACGTCGGCGACCGGGCTGGTGACGGTGGCGTTCGACTGGTTGGCCTGCAGCAGCCATGTCTCGGCCGATCGTGCCGCACCCGACGGCGCCAAGGTCAGCACCTGCGGCGTGCCCTTCCACGTGTTGAGCGTGGCGAACTCGCCGCCTGCGGCAGCGATGGTGTCGAGCAGGAGGTCAAGCGACACGGTGCCGGTGCGCTGGCCGGGCGTGTACTGCTTGGAGGTGTCGGCGAGGGTCGTGACGTCGAGCATGGTGGTGTCGTCGTTGTAGGTGAAGCCTCGGGTGTAGGTGGCCCAGGCGGCGGCACCGACGAACAGTCGCGAGTTGTAGGACGCTACGAATGCCATTAGAAGCAGACCTCGATCTGAAACTGGACGGCGAGGTAGTCGACGCCGTCAATCCACTGGATGACCTGTACTTCGCCGCAGTTGGTGACGACTGCGTAGTCGACGCTGACCGACCAGTTCGCCCCGTTCTGTACTGCGGCGATCAACGACCCGGTGCCGGACAGTTCGCACAACGCATCGAGCGCCGCCTCGGAGATCTCGGGTGTCGCTCGAGGTGCGTAGGCGCTGACGGTGAACTGGTGCACCGCCTTGGCCTGTGAGAACACCATGCGGGGATCGAACGAAGGCCGGCCGACCTTGAAGCTGTACGTGTTGAGCTGGTCGCCGACGTAGCCGTTGGATGTCGACCAGCCGTCGATCGTCTCGAGGACGTTGACGAGGTCGGCGCGTACCTCGGCGATGGTGGTCATGCGACCCTCGGCTTGACGTAGTACTCGACCAACGCTGCGGCCATCGGGTTCAGGGTCTCACGGACCCGCAGGATGGACCCGTCGAAGTTGAGGCCACCGAACACGGCGTCGGACGCCTTGAACAGTTGTGTCGCCTGGATCAGGCAGGCTTTCTCGACGTCGTCAGGGATGGCAGGGAAGCCGAACTTGGCGGTGACCCGCACACCTGGCCGGCCCGACGACCACATCGGGAACGCCGTCAGGCCGGCATCGACGATCCTGATCTGCGTGAACGGCATGACGGGCACTTCGTGGTCGGCGTTCTTTGGCAGCACGATGAAGTTCGTGTTGATCGTCAGCGTCGTCGCGTACGTGCCGTTGTCGCCGTCGTCGACCCTGACGACCAGCCCGGACGTGGTCGAGATGTCGTCGACATAACAGTCGTATGCGTTGTCGGCGTAGTACTCACGCTGGACGCCGGCACTGTCCTGCCAGAACCGGCGGCCGCAATGCCGGTCGATCTGGCGTGACGCAGCGTTGAGCGCCATCTCCAACTTCGTGTCATACGAGGCGTCGGACTGGCCGATGTTCAACTCGGCCTTCAGCATCGCCATCGTCGCGTACGAGTTCGTCAACGTCATGGGACCTCGATGATGCCTAGACCCCAACAGTCGGGGATGTTGAACCACTTGAGATTGCGGGCAGCGACGAACTGTTCGATCGCCCGTTTCACCGGATACGTCGGGTCACCGGCCGGCGCCCCCTCGGGTACCGGCAGTTCGGTGTCGTGCAACACGATCAGCCCGCCGGAACGGACGAGCCCGATGTAGCGCTGCAGTTCCCACAGCGTGTGCTGGTAGTGGTGCGATGTGTCGATGAAGCAGATGTCGAACGGGCCGGGCAGTTGGGCGATGACCGCTTCGTTGGTGTCGTCGCCTTGGATGTAGGTCCAGTGCCGGTGTTCGCCGATCGCCGGTCTGCTGTCGAGGTCGACGGACCACAGGTGGCCGCCGGTCTCGGCGAGGGCGTGCAGCCAGGCAACGGTGGAGACACCGGTGCGGGTGCCCAGCTCAAGGACCTTGGTGCACTGGCCGGCCTTCACCATGCCGACGAACCGTGGCAGGTGGAGGTAGATGTCCGACGGTGTGCGGGCGAGCCGGTCGTAGTGGGTCGCCAGCGTTGGTGTCGTCCACGACCACACGTTCCCGCCCTGCAGCAGCTCGTCCTTCGGGAGGAGTTCCATGACGGCCCGAGCGACCGGCGGGTGGTGGGCGTCGTCGCCGCAGATCACGCCACCGGGTGACATGAACGGCAGTACCGCTGTGATGGTGTCGTACACCTCACGGTAGGTGTGTTCGGCGTCGATGAACACGAGGGCGATCGGACCGCCGTGGCCGGCCATGTACTCGCGCCAGCTCATGCGGTGCTCGACGACGTTGCCGCCGGTGAGCACTTTGACGTTGTTGGCGAACGTGGCGTGGACGTCCCGTTCGGCGGCGAGTTCGGCGGAGATCTCGTTGGGCGAACCCTGCCAGGTGTCGATCGCGTGCACGGTCCGGGGCCGGATCGCGTTTGCCAGGACACAGGTCGACTTGCCTTCCCACGATCCGATCTCGAGGATCACACCGGGGATGTGGTCGACCTGTCGGGCGAGTTGGGCGAGTCGGTCGCAGGATTCGTTGTGGAACCAGTTTTCGGTGAAGAAACTCATCGCGGGCGGAACCACACTTCCGGGCAGCGACGCTCGGCGATCATCTTCGGCCATGACTCGTCGACGTCGACCGGTTCCATCCGCCGGCCGTCGACATGGAACCCTTCCCGCAGGTACAGGTCGGTCGACAGTCCGACGAGGGTGCGGTCGGCGATTTCCGGGTGGCAGAACGATCCGAGTTTGGCAAGCGCCGCTTCCTTGCCGCCGAGCCAGGACAGGTGCCAGCCGGCGTCGGTGAGCGCCTGGTTGGTGTTGCGGGTGTTCCGCAGTTTCTGGAACGGCCACTGCCCGAGGCCGCCCAACTGGCGCAGCGTCGCGGCGACGGTGCCGCCCCACGGGTCAGGGTGGAGCCAGTCGACGGCGAAGCAGTGGAGCCGCTGTTCGAACGTGACGAACCCGGTTCGTGGGCGGACGTTGCGGACGTGGAGGGCACGGCAGATTTCGTCGACGTCGCCGTGGAGCACGATGTCGTCGTCCTGCAGTGTGTGCTGGCTGTTGATCCGGCGGAGCCCTTCCATCGCGTATTCGCGTTGGGCAAGTTCACGTGCCCACGGGTCCGGGTCGTCGGTCGCTGTCGGCATCCCGGTCGCCCGGATCACGATCAGCTGGTCCGACCAGGCGGCGAACCGGTCGAGGTTGTCGCTCAGGTGGAACGGCTTGGGATGGTCCTGATGGTCGACGTCGGCTTCGATGGCGATGAACCAGTCGACCGCTGACGACATCTCCTCGAGCCGGCATTGGAGCATGTCGAGTTCGTTGTTGAACGGGAACACGTCGATGATGAACGGACGTCGGTTCATGACCAGATGTCCTTCTTGACGGTGCGGTGCTGTTCGATCAGGCCGGCGCGACGCTTGAACGCGATCTCGTCCATCTCGGAGAACTCGACCGCTTTCATGTAGGTCGGGTCCTTCGCACGCAGGTCTTCGCGACCGTCGTAGCCGGGATGGTGGTGGATGACCACCGAGTCGAGGCAGGGTGTGAACACGCCTCGGGCTTTGGCGAGTTGGATCATTTCCTTGTCGCAGTACCAGTGGTAGTACGCCTCCGGGCAGAGGATGCCGGGCCCTTCGAGCGAGGTGCCGTCCTCGAGGACGTGGCTGCGGCGCACGAAGAAGTGGTCGGCGTGCTTGCCGGCGGCAACGAGCGGGTTGCGGCTACGTCCGGGTTCGGAGTCATTGGTGCCGATCACGTCGTAGCGGTCGGACAGTTTGCGGGCCGCTTCGATCCAGCCGGGTGTGAACTCGACGTCGTCGCCGGCGAGGAACACCCAGTCGCTGATGGTGTTGGCGAACCCTTCGTTCATCTTGGATGCGTACGAGGTGCCACGACTGGCGATGATGTAGCCGGCGCCGGCTGCCTTGAGGGCGTCGATCTGGGCGTGGTGTTTGGACTCGACGATGTACAGCAGATGTGCGGTGCCGTCGTTGGTGGCGTTGAACGAGTCAACCAGTCGGGCGACGTTCTCGGGCCGGTTGACGGCCGGGACGAGGACGGTGATGTCGTCCATGACCGGC